CTCATAAATGTATTGCGTCCTGCGATACCATCCACAGTAAGCCCGTGATCACGCTGATATGCTCTTACTGCCGCATCTAGGCCGCTGCCAAAACTGCCAGGGCACTCTACTCCCTGCGGGTTGTATCCTTTTAGCATCAACAGGATCTCGAGTGCTGTCACCATGTACTGACACTCTCCCTTGCATACATAGTGACTGCCTAACGCCCGCTCTGATGCGGGACCCCAGATACCGTCCACGACCAACCCAGCACGGTAATCCTGGTTAATACCTGTCTGCAACACCATGACTGCGCCTTTACGGGTTTTCGGCCCGTCATATCCGTCAACCAGGATGGCAGCGCCAGTGAAGTTATTGCAGTGTATCTGGCCGTCCCTGATCACAGCATTTCCGCCTGTTGTTGCCGGCTTACTGGTATTCGGTTTTGCCGCCGGTTTAGATCCGCCGGAGCTTGTCCCGTTCATGAGTTTTTGCACATCAGTCTTAAAACCATCCCATAACCCCTCCGCGATAATCCTTCTGGGGCAGTTCTTCCGGGATGCATCATAGTGCCGTTTCAGGCGGTCAATTCCCCAGCCTCTCTCCTTCAGCAGTTTGGCACACAGCCATTTTGCGTTTTCGACAGCTTTGTAATAGTTGCTATCCGGGTTTACACAAATCTCCAGGTTGATACTGTTACGGTTGGTAATACCATACCTGCCCTCCGCCATCTCCCACGGCATAGGCTCCGTTCTTCAGATCGAGTGTCTGATAGATTTCGTGGTCATCGACATAAAAATGTACACTGCCTCCTAAATTTCCGTTATACAGGGCGTTAGCGTGAGTCCTGGCCCCTGCCCCTTTGGACCAGTTATCTGTTTCATGTACAACCACATAGGCCGGGCTATTGGCCCCAATATAACAGTGGTTCTTTGCGATTTTCTTTTTGATTTCCATATGTGTTCCTTTCTCGGCGTTGCGCCGGCGCAAATCAGCCTGCAAACATCCAATCCTCTTCCAGGGCATCTGCCTGTGACGGATGCCAGGGGATACGATATGTGCCATCAATGGTTATATAGATATAAGGCGCTGTCATCTTACTGTGAGCATCAGGCACCTGCAATTCAAGGTACATTCCAGATTTATGCCAGCTCCGTTTTGTGACTATCATGCCACGTTTCAGGTATTTAATCGCTTCGCCAAAATCAAAGGTCGCCACTCCGCCCAGTTCCGGGCAGTTATCCTCATCTGCAATAACAAAATCATCCGACGCCATATTGCCGAATGTATATTCAGGCCTCTTGGTATCCCTTAAATCAATTACTGCACTGTCCTTACAGTGCATCATAATAGTTCCATCCTCCCACGCCCAGTAGCCTGCCCATGATGGCAGTTTTACTTTCTTTCCTTCTTTCATTGCCTTAAATGCATCTTTAAAATTCATAATCAAATCCTTTCTGCCGGTTACGCCGGCGCAAAATAAAAGAGAGCGATTTTACTCGCCCTCTGAATCCTTATCTCTTAACTGTAGTAATACCGATTTCAGCTTGTCCGGAACCAGAACAAACTCCGCTGCATTTTCCAGTATGCTTAAAGCCTCGTTCGCAACATAGAACATAATTATCACTTCTCTAAGCGGTACAGATCCACCGATAAGCAACTGTGTTTCATATCCTACAGCGATAACAATAAACATAACTATCTTTTTCAGCAGCCCCTTAAACCCGATTTCAGATGACAGCTGCTTGTTGTAAATAGCTTTGATGCAGCCAGTTATGTAGTCCAAAACTGCCAGGAATACGATTGTTTTCAGCAGTACGTCCCATCCCCCCAACCAGTAAGCCAGGAATCCACCAATCACGCCACCGGCTACACTGATCCAGTTAAATAATCTCTCCATTCTCTTCATTTACCTCATCTCTTTCTTTGACTTTTCGCATAATAAAGAACCGTCTCCGGTCCTGCTCTGATCTCGTTGTGTTTATCCACGTCATCTGCATCTGCATACGGTCTGCAGTAGTATTCCGTTAAGTCCAATTCCTCCTCGATCTGGGCCAGAGTTTTATTTCCCTGGCCACGGATGAGCATCCTCAAGTCTGTGATGTGAGACCAGAGCCTGGATATGATCCTCAGCTTGGTCATCATTCCTCAATCAATTCTTCCATGCCAGAGTCCACAAGGATCTCTTTCACCTTCACTTTCAGCAGACGCGGAACCTGCTCATAAGTTTTCTTTCCCAGCATGATCTGCTGTGCCCATAACATTGCCATCATTTCTTTACCATCCTTTCTCATAAAAAATGCCATTAAATTCGCAATAAGATCATCCATAAACTGTCTCGCTCATTTCCAACACACATTCTGTGAGCATCTGGATTGTTTCTGCCTGGCTTTTTACCTGCTCTTCCAGGTTCTTAGGCTGATCTGGAACATATCCCAGATAATGTTCCGGATTTACTTCAACCGTCTCCCGGTTTATGTTCTCCGCTTTTTCTCTAAACTGGTGGAAATCATATTCCCAGTAGGTGTCTATGGTGGCCTGAACCTGTCCAAATTCGTACACATAGGAACTTTCCTCAGTTACCTCCTGCCCGTTAAGACAGATCGTCACATCAACCATACCCTGATCAAGCGGCTGCCAGCGTACTGCCGGCTGTTCTGTTGTGAATCTTGCTTTCAATGCTTACCCTCCTTTTCGCGTATTTTATCAGCTGCTCTATTCCATGCTTTATATGGGATTCCCCTCTGTCAGGCTGTTGCCTGCCATTCACCCCTGGTGCCATTCGGAGAAACGCCAGAGACGATATTCCAGTACGCGTCCGTCCAGCTATTGCCCGCATTCAGAAACCAGAGGCCAGCAAGCGCGCCACCGTCCAAATAGCCCAGCGCAAGCCACTCTCTCTGTCCAGATGTTCCTGTATCTGTATACAGTGAATCAGCAAATCCAGTGGTTGAGCCTCCGCCTACTTTCGTAGGAATCATGATACCCAGGTTTTGATCTGTTGTTTCTTCCGTGATATATTTCCAGGATGCTGCTGTATAGGCCACCTGTGCGATAGCCTTTTTATAATTTGCCCGCACCGTTGCAATGTTGCTGGACAGTGTGCTGGCATCCTCGCATACATAGACATCTCTTGCCGGATTCCCGTCCGCACCGGTAACAATATCTATGACCACATTGCCCAGCACCTCATAAGCTCCCACGCCGGTCTCAATACCCTGAATTTTAAAGGCGTATTTCCCATTGGTATTGTTGCCCAGGGAACCATCCGATCCGGCCACCTCATCTGTGGATCCGGAACGCCAGGGCATGGTAGAGATACAGGTTGTAAGTGTCGTATCAAAAGCCTCCGGAGCATCTACATAAACCGCCGCATTTGCATCATCCACGTCCTCAATTTTCAGCACTTTTACACAGTATGCCAGGTTGTGCATATATGCGTAATATCTATCCTTGTTTGTGGCTTCGCCCATTTCTCCAATGGAAACATATGATCCGACCACATAGGATGCCGCCTGTGACTTTGTGAGGATCACTCTGGATACACCTGTTTCTTCTACCAGGTTCGTATTTCGGAAACTGTATGAGGTGCATCCGGCCATGATACTCTGGCTGTGTGTGGTGCCGTATTTAATAATCATCATCAGCTGCCTATAGAATAAATCCCAGCTCGTTGTACCGCAGTAATGTCCGCCCAGCTTGTGCATGTAGACGATCATGCCGGTGTAGCTGACCGGGTTCTTTGCTTCCTCAGCCTGGCACCCGTTAGCCGGAGCCAGTCCCTTTGATGAGTATGGTGCGCCCTCAATGTCTCCTGCTACATACTTCGCGTGGATCATGAATGGGCTGAGTGTTCCATCCGGGTTAATGGACTCTTTCATAGGGTGCGGCGTTAGTTCTGTCTGGCTGTCAGAATAGTGGTACAGAACTGCCTCCGCCGTGTCCTCGATGCCGAACCATGCGCTCATTGTGACCTCTCCCACTTGTACCTTTCCATACTTTGTGAATCCGGTCTGGCCCTCTAAGGCCTCCACATGATTGAATCCATTTTCATCTACGGAAAAATTGCAGGTGAAATGATGGAACAGGCCGTACCGTTCGTAATCATCCCGGCCTTTAGCACGTCCCACAGATGGCTCGCAGACCATGTTTTCATTGGCGTTCATCTTCACGCCCACCGGACTGGTTGATGTTGCGTATTTATAGATTTTCGTGGTAAACACCAGCCCATTTCTGCGGAGGGCAAAATAATTGGACAGAGCCTGCTCCACTCCGCCACCTGCCTCTTTGATGGCATCAATCTGGGCTCTCCCAATCGTCTCTATATTTTTGATTGACTCTGCAGCTGTCTGCTCTGTGCTGGCCTGGGCGGTTTCCGCCTTACCCTGTGCCGTTTCTGCCGCTGTTCTGGCTGTCTCTGCTCCTGTGCGGGCCGTCTCCGCTGCTGTCTTTGCTGACTGTGCATCTGCCCTGGCGGTTTCTGCCGCCGTCTGTGCCGCCTCTGCCTTACCCTGAGCTGTTTCCGCTGCTGTCTTGGCGGCTAATGCCGGTTTGGTTGCATCTTCCACTACCTGTACCGCCCTCTGTCTGGCCTGGGTGATTGCCGCTTCTGCATCCCCTGTCTTATCTGCCACATGCTCTTCAAATCCTGTTACCTGGGCATTAACATTGGCCTCCGACGTTGCCGCCGCCTGCCGGGATGAATCTGCGGCCTGTGCGTAACCTGCGGCGCTGTCCTTGCTGTTTTCAGCCTCTTCAGCAGCCGTTCTGGTATCCTGGTGTAACTGCTCGACGTCGAGCTGGATTGACTGTACATTACGCAGGGATTCTTCCACTGTCTGACGGTCCGCAGTTACCTGTTCGGATTTATTGACAACCGTGTCATGCATCTTCACATATTCTGGGGTAAGGTCCCCAGGAAGTGTGATAACCTGCCATTCTGCTGTGGTCTTGCCTGGAACCGGTGACTTGCCTGTTACCGTGCTCCCCAGCTCCGCTACACACAGGTAAGAGCCGCCCTGGTACACCACTAAGTCCAGATACTCATATGTGGCTGTACCACTGTAATCCCCTCTGGGATTTGGGCTTATATTGCCCAAATCGGTCTCCATAAAATCATTTACTGTCTGCATCTTTAACCTCCTGTCTGCACTCTGTATCTCAATCGGCTGCCTATACGCCGGAAGGCAATCTTTGTAGCTGCCGGGTCACTGTACATTTTTAAGCGGCCTTTCACTACCCGGAAACTGGCGAAATATACGTTGCCGGTATCTCCTTTAAGCTCTTGCTCCTTATCCTTGCAGTATTGGTCAATATCTGCCTTTGCATCATCTATCTGGCCGGATATGCCGTGCACAGCATCCCTGGCCTGGCCTGCGTAATACTTGGCATTGTCCGTTCTGGATTCCGGGATATCCTCCCGGCCTACTGCCCAGCGCTCTGCCTGAAGCTCATGCTCTCCTGCACGGGTGGCAGCTTCGTTGATCTCCTTTACTGCAGCCCGAAAGGCGGATTCCTGGTCAGGGGAGACATACGTCGCAGGTTTTGGTTTTGACTTGACAGGTATTCTTATGCGCTTCACCGTATGCCCACCATTTTGGTCATAGAGAAAGACGAAAGCGTAAAAATCATAATCCGATACGCTCTCGTTCTCTAAAAAATGCTGCGGTATGGGCACGTAGGTTTTGCTGTCTATGGTCGTCCCGTCTACAAGTTCCGCGTCTCCTCCCGTATTACACTGTGAGAACTGCACTTCCACGCAAGGCGGCAGTTGCAGCCCTTCTATGCAAAGTGCACGGCCATAATCCCACTGCCACAGGCCAAATGCTGTGGCTTGATTTTCTCCTGTAAACTTAGCTGTTATCATCCTTCTACCTCTTTCTACACTACATTTTACCTATAGCGATCCATGCCAGTATTGTTTCTGTCGTATTCGTTCTCGTGATGTATGCGTCAAATCCATTTTTTGTATTATTAGTGGCGCCAACGCCCAGGACATTTGTGCCTGGGACGGACGTAACCGGAGTGACTATAACATATGGCTGGTCTTGAAATGGTTTCGGAAAATCCACATGCGCCATTGTGGGTTTGTTGGCTACAGGTTTGATGCTTACGCGACCACATTGGATCATAAATCCCCCTAATGCAGATTCCAACTCTTCAACTTGCTTATCCAAACCTGAACCGCTTGACACCGATGACGTGCCAGAGGCACCGGATACATAACTTGATGATGTCTTTGGTACTGCTCCAAACGCATACTCATCTTTTTCGGGTTCCGATAGATAATTAGTTATCTCTGTGCATACCAGTTCTTTATCTACTCCCAGCGGGGGGATTATGATTTCTGTTAAATACCCAATCTCAAAAGCGTCTATATCCACATCAATCAATGATTTGTCCGCAGCCTTTACAGATACGGAAAATTCAAATTCTGAGGCTGCCTGTAATTCCATACTTGCAAGAGATAAAAGTTCTTCTGGGTCCTCGACGTCATTATAATGTACAATTTTTTCAATTGGCCCCACAAGTGATGCAGATGCATCATTTGTCACATATGGACATTCATCATTTACACTGGTTATATCCACATAATCCCACAAAAAACTGGTTCCTGTATTTTTTCCAAGCGGGGTAATTTTATTGTATACACCTTCAAAGTTTGTAACCTCAATATAGTCTTCAAGATTATCAGCCAAAAAGATTTTTTGCCCACATGATTGTGTGAAGCCCTCGTAATATGTTAGCGTGATTCCTTTGCCGTTTGTGGCATATGCTTCCATATATCCCCCAAACTTATTGATCACTTTCTCCATTTTTTCAAGTGTGCTGCAATATTCGTCTTTAAATGATGCACTCAGCATGCGCATATTTCTTATTGTTGGTGCCTTTACGTTCACCTTTATCAAGCTTTTCGCTCCACCTGAATATCCCTGGGCTACTCCATTTCCAGCGGAAATTTTTATCCTTTTTTCTTCATATAATAATGCGTCTGATGGGTATGGAAAAGAATCTGGCAAAAATAAGACCTTGTCGATTGTATACACCATATGTGGAGTGTGTGCAGACATATA